TGCGTGGGCTAGTGTCGTTCCGCCACCCCAATGGTACGAGTGCCGCCCGTAAGGCGGAATGACGGAGTGAATGGTATCTATAAACGCCCTACGGCGCAAGGACTATCTACATTGTTTGTTGTCGGTTCGGTTTACGGTTACTTCGTTTAAGCTGTCCCAGTCCACGTCGTCCAGTTCCTCCTCCGTGTATTCACGCCCGCCGATAATGATTGTGGTATCAGGTCGCTGGCTGCGGTGTCTATGCGCTTTGACGACCAGTAGTTGTTGGTAGGTTGTTCCGCTCATTTCTTATCTCCACAGGTAATGGTATCACTTGGTACGGTTACTTCGGCTGTTCCGTCGTCGCCTATGATTTTATAGCCTTTCTCCAACACTTCCTTGTCCCACTCGCCTTGACACCCACACAAACTGGTATCGCCCCCCATATCCAAGTAGTCGTTTCCTGTAACGATTTGGCCTGAACTAAACCATTCCCCACCTCTCCCTTTTTTCTTAGGCGCAGCATCGCGCGTCGTTCCCGACCCCATACTGAATGACCCCCCTCCCCCTGATTTGAGTGTTACGTTTGGAGCAAAGATGACTCTATCCCAAAAGCCTCCATCTACTACGCCGCCATCTTGAACGACGCTTGGATAATTGCTATAATAAGGATAACAACACCTAACCCATTTACAATTTATGAATACATTACCCTTACCGAACCATACTGTTGCTTTAAATGTGCAGTTCTTGAATGTGTTGCCATCTCCAAAAGTATAGTATGGACCGAAAGTTTGGTTTTCAAATGTTTGCCCATCAATAGCCATATTACAAACCTGCTCCTATGCGAAAGAAAATCCCAAATCTTGACTATTATATTACTGAACAAGGTGGTATCACTAAACCTGATATGACCCCAGTGTATACATTTTTCCGCCCTACACCAACGCCCGCTGTATGCGTCATGCTATATCAAAGTGGTAAACGTAAGCAGTTTCGTGTGGCGCATCTCGTTTTACAAACCTACCGCCCCAATGTACCCGCAGCGCGTTTCGTTAAATACCTAGATGGCGACCCGCGCAATACACACCTAACTAACTTGCAATGGCAGCACCCCACCATCCCTATTAAGCAAATTCAACAGGCGTATCAAGATGGTATGACCCAGCAGCAGATTGCAGATAAGTTTGGTGTCCATCAGACTAGGGTGTCGCAGTTGTGCAGGGGCTTCGCGCCCGAGGTTTGTGTAAAGCTAGATGACGGTTGGGGGAGGTTCGCCGACACCGATTATTTTGTTCATACAAGTGGTAAGGTAGTCCGTGCATCTACGCAGCATAGAGGTGGTAAGACCTGTAGTCGCGTGATGACGGAGCAGGTATTCCACAATAATTACCGCCGCATTCGTGTACTGACTAAACAGGGTTACGTGAGCATGAGCATACATCGTCTTGTTGCATTGGTACATATACCGAATCCGAACAACCTGCCACAGGTGGACCATATAGACGGCGACCCGGCTAACAACGACGTGAGTAATTTGCGTTGGTGTACAGGTAAGCAGAACATGGAGTATCGTTCTCCTATGCGACAGCACGCGCTCGCTATCGTTGAAATGTATCGTTCAGGGGCTACGCAGAAAGAAGTGGCCACTGCGTTCGGTTGCTCCGTAAATACCGTTCAGCGCATATTGTATGGTAAAGTACACGCGGACATTACAGGAATTAAATCATGAACCAGCCGCCTACCCCCCACACAACACATACCACACAACCCGCCCAACCCCCATCTATCTTGTCTAAGATGGAACTGTTGGCGCGGGATATTGCGCTTTTGACTTCCGACCAGTTGTATACCCCCGAGGAGATAGCCCAAGCGTATGGTCTGACCGAGGCGCACTATGCTGCCCTGAAACAAGACCCAACGTTTCAAGAGCGGGTGGCGTACCACACCGCGCAGATAGGGCAGGACGACAATGGTCTACTCCGTGCGCGGGCGCGGCTGATGTCCAGCAGCCTGCTGCGTAGTCTGTTTGAGATAGCTCAGGATGGTAAGTCTAAGGCTTCGGACAGACTCAAAGCGATGTCCACGGTGTTCGAGCTGGCGGATGTGAAGCCGAAACAGGAACAGCAGTTTAGCGGTATGGTACTCAACGTCAGCTTCGGCAGCGGTACACCCACAACGACTATCGTCGCGCCTGAGGATAAGGGAGTGATTGAACACGAATAGATTTGACGCAGCCGTCAGATAGACATAGAATACACGCTGGTTCTACTAATTTAGGTGTTAAACATGGCTGAGTTGAACATAGGCTTTCCTTTGGATTTATATCCTACGCTGCAACGTGCTTCTTATTCAGACGCGCTAGTACGCTTGGCCCTAGGCCCTGCGGGGTGTTTGCCTAAGGAGACTGAGATTCTTACCCGTAATGGGTGGCAGAATATAGCCGACCCAACCCATGAGGCGTTGGTATATTGCCCGCGCACGCAGACCGCATACTTCGCGCCTGTGGAGCATATAGCGCTCCCCGAACCGTCAGGGTTCTGGCGTATTTATAACAGTCATTCTGTGGACATGGTGGTAAGCGATGAGCACAAAGTGTGGTATCAGACTTACTATGAATACTCTCGGCATGGTAAGAACGCGGCGTGGGTGGTTAAGTCAGGGCGTGAAATTGGGGAGCACATTGCGTCAGGTACGAGTTTGAATGCGCGTATTCCTGCAACGTTCGCTTATACTGCGGATACTTCTTATCCAGCCACGGATGATGAGCTGCGGTTGTATGTGGCTATTTGCGCCGACGGGCATATTCCAAAACGAAGTAAACAGGTAAAGATAACCTTACGCAAAGAACGTAAAAAAGAACGTTTGGCGCTACTGTTGGACAGATTAGGTATTCCATATACGAAAAAAACATATCCATACCGCCCGACCGAGACAATATTTTCTTTCCACCCAAAAGAATGTGATAAAGACCTGCGTCGTTTTTATAAATGTGATGCACGTCAGCTAGGCGTTATAGCTGAGGAATGCCTGTTTTGGGATGGGAATAAGGGCGCTAAGGGGGCGTATTTTACATCTGCTTTGAAATCACAAGTGGACTTTATACAGTTCGCTTTCGCTGCCACAGGCTACCCATCTATCATAACTTGTGAGACTTATGAACAGGAGAACTGGTCTGATTGTTATCGAGCGACGTTCGGGGAGAATAAAAAGAACGCGTGGGTAAATCTAAAAACCTGTAAAGCGGAACGTGTACCGAGTTCGGATGGTATGAAGTATTGCTTAATCACTCCGACGGGTATGTTTATTGCGCGGCATAACGGTAAGATTTTTGCTACGGGTAATTCCGCTAAGACATCCTGGGCAATCATGGAGTTACTGCGTACGGCGATGTTGCAAGAACCGTCGTCGCTTGACAACACCCGATACACACGGATGCTGGTGGTACGCAACACATACTCTTTGCTTAAAAGCAACACCACACCGTCTATGCGGAATATGCTCGGGCCGCTGTTGCAGGTTACTGAGGGTAGCCAGCCTACGGGGAAAGTACGTGCTCAGCTTGGGGATGGTACGATGCTCAACATGGACATCCAGTTTCTCGCCTTAGACAGCGAGGACGCGCAGGATAAATTGTTGGGCGCTGAGCCGACGATGGTGCTGTGCGACGAGTTGAACATGATGCCCGAGAGTGTGGTGTTCGCTTTGGTACGACGGTTGGGGCGTTACCCCTCTGGCACTAAGGGGCGCGTTACGCGCACGGGTATCATCGGTGTGTTCAACGGCCCTGTTAAAGGTTCGTGGTTGCATCGGTGGTATTTGGGCGAGCGGGATAGAGAGTTTGAGCAGACTGCGCGGCAGATGGGTGTGAGCAAGTTCGTTGAGTTTTTTAAACAGCCTGCGGCGCTCATCCCCCCACCTGGCTACCCTAACAGCCACGACCCCAACGCTGAGTGGACACCGAACCCGTTGGCGGAGAACATACACAACCTTGCTCAGGGTTACGGCTACTATTATGCGATGCTGGCTGACCCTGACCCAGGTAAGATACAGAGCTACGTCATGGGGGATTTTGCGGATGTGAAACATGGTAAGGTGGTGTTCCCCGAGTTCCACCGCGACGTGCATACGTTCCCTGCTCAGTCGGTCAATACGCACGAGCTGCGGGAATATTATTTGTCGTTTGACTTTGGGCGCACGCCTGTCTGTATCGTTGGTTACCTCGCCCCCGACGGCAGCCTGTTGGTGCTGGATGAGTTCATGGGGGAGGACATGAGCGTGGACACCCTGTATCGGACTGAGGTGTTGCCTGCGTTGAAACAGCGCTATCCGAACGCAGTGTGCGCTAAGGCGTGGGGCGACCCTGCTGGGATGGTACAAGGGCAGAACCTTGACCTGTCTATGTTCGATGTGCTGCGGCGGCTGGGTGTGCCCATTACAGCTCCTACGCGGTCGAATAAGTTAGAGCCACGCCTGCAAGCGGTGCGCTCGTTCATGACGGCGCTGGGACACAACGGCAAGCCGCGGCTGCGGATTAGGGATAACTGTAAGTTCTTGATTCAAGCTATGGCGGCTGACTATATCTATGAGAACCGTGGCAGCGGGGGTACACACGACACGCCTACTAAGTCTCACGTTGGTTGGGTCAGCGATTTGGCTGACGCAGCGCAATATTTAAGCCTAGGATTATTAAGGATAATTTCCGATAGAGAGGAGGACGTGCGACCAACACGCGATGAGGACATTGATTGGTATGCTTGACAAATTACCAGAGTTCGGGTAATATTCGCCCATCGGCTGTTGAGGTGTTACTCTTCCCACCGCACACCTGTAAGGGCGACAGCCGATGCCACGATTTTTCATTTGGGTCTCATGTAATTCCTTTCATTTAACACTCCTTTGAAATCAAACCCCGCCTGCCTTGTGGTATGCGGGGTTTTCTTGTATCATAAAGCCTCTGATAGATATTTTGATTAACCCAAACAGAAAAGGACACGCCATGAAACATGCACGTTGCAATGGTAAGAAAACTGGTTGCAAAGCTACTGGTACACGCAAAGGCTAATATATGGACGAGAACCTTATTGATGAGCTAGGGGTATTTGTCGCTGCGCGATTTGATAAGGCTCGTACTGCCAAGCAGCCGCACTACTCCGATATGCAGGACTGCCTCAAACTTATGCACGGACAGCCCCTAACACCCTCTGATGGTCGCGGGCCTGATATAACTATGGATATATCAAGCCCTATCGTCAAAGGTATTGTGGGGCTTATCCGTGATATTTTTATGGGCACTACTGCCGCGCCTTACACCATCAACGCCACGCCGATTGTTGATTTGCCCGAAGCCTTAGAGCAGGAGATGTTGGAGAAAGTTAGCCAAGACCTGAACTATATGTTGGCCGCCGCAGGTGGCGATACTTCGGCTGTTCGCGGGCAGATAGATGAGATGCGCTCGGTGTTGAAGTTGGAGGAGAACCGCAAGGCAGCTATCGCCGCAGAGCGCATGACGACCGTCATCGCCGACCGACTGCATGATGCAGACTGGGAGACCCAGTTTATTGAGTTCATTGAACACTTTTGCATTTACCCTGCGGCGATTATGAAAGTACCCTCTATCAAAGAAGTGGTAACGATGCGTTGGACAGGCGACACCGTAGAGCCTGTGCGTGAGGTGGTAAGACAGGTTGAGAATATATCGCCGTTTGATTTTTACCCCGCGCCCTACGCTGATGACATTCAGACCGCCGACTATGTGATTGAGCGCCGTCGCCTGACCCGTAATGAGTTGTTGGCGTTACGCGATGCTGCGGGCTATTCTCCCGAGGCGATTGATGCCGTGTTTGAGGAGAACCCCGACGGCGCACCGTTGTCTTATGACACCGACCAGACCGACCCCGCGACGGACACCATCAATGCTAGTAAAGAGGACCGCGATGTGTTTGATGCGCTTGGTTATTACGGGCGCATCCGCAACAGCGTCCTAGCCGAGTATG